ATACGATCACGATTGGGAAGGTGCGCAAGACATGACACCCGACGAGCAGCGTGAGATACAACGCGAGGTGGACGAGGCCATACGTCAAGGCTCACTTGTTGCAGGTAAGATGGGCAGCGGTGGCAGTCGTGACATGGAAGAATTGCTGAAGCCCAAGGTGGATTGGCGCGAGGTGTTGCGTGAGTTTGTGCAAACAACCTGTGCAGGTAGCGACTACTCGACGTGGAAGAAACCAAACAGACGTTACGTGGGAGCTGGTATCTACATGCCAAGCGGTATCTCAGAACAAGTTGAGTGTATCGCAGAACACAACGACATGTCTGGTTCTATCGGTAAGCGTGAACAGCAGATAATGATTAGTGAGTTGGTTGGTATCTGTGAAGCGGTCAAGCCTGACGAGTTACACGTAAGCTATTGGGATACGGAAGTCTGTGGGTACGAGAAGTATACCAACGACGAACTGGATACCGTAGCGGCCAAGACGAACCCTGTGGGTGGTGGCGGTACTGATGTGACCTGTGTGCCTGAGTACATGAGTGCGAACGGTATCAAGCCGCAAGCGTCTGTCGTGTTTACAGATGGTTACCTCTACGGTGGTTGGGGTACGTGGGATCATCCTGTGCTGTGGGTGATCGTGGATAACAAGAACGCCAAGCCCGATCACGGTGTGACGGTGCATGTACAATCGGAGGATTTATGATGGTTAATATGTTTGTAGATAATCCGTTTATCGCATGTCCTGAGTGTGACGGTACAGGTGAACAGACGCGTGAACGTGCTGTGCATATGAGTTTCACAAACCCGTACGGGTACTTGGAAGAATACCAAGTGGAGTGCGACAACTGCCATGGGTTAGGGGAGATAGAACGTGACGAATGAAGAGTGTACGTCCGATGTTCTACCTAACACGTTAGAGGCAGAGCTGAAGGCTATGGGCATTATGCTTGTAGAACCCGAAGTACCAGAGCCGAAGGTGGTGCGTGACTTCACCTTCAAGATGCCACCGCTAGACGAGAATGGAGAACCGCCGTGGTAGAATTTTTTACCGTGCTTGTGCTTACCTACACTGTAGGTGGTTATGAGGTACAATCACAGACTTTGTTTCCGAGTGCCACGTTATGTGGAGATGCGCTACCTGCGTATTATGAACCGATCTATGCATTCGACAAGAACAGCATGGCTCAATGTCAACGGACAAATAAAATGTCCAAATCAATGAGGCCAAAACTAAGGCCGCAAACTGGAGAATGACCGTCATGGTTACACCAAATTTTGCCCCCAAGAGCAACAAGTCTTGGACAAGTAAAGAGTTGGAACAGCTTATCTCTTTGAAGAACGAAGGCTTTGGCTACAAGGACATTGCCGACCATCTAGGACGCACCGAGAAGGCGGTGCAAGTGAAGATGTCCAAGTGGAACAACAGCATGGCGCAAACGTCAAAACGTGCTACTGCGGTGGCAAACGAGGAGCCATTTGACATCGCTGCGCTTGTTGATGGTACGGCTAATGGTAAACCCGAAAAACCAAAGTATTATTTGCGTAACGCAGAGTATGCACAAAAGGAACAAGCCAAGGCAATGGGCGCACTTTGGGATACCAAGTGTTGGTTTATCCCTGATGACGTGGTTGGCGCGAAACGTGAACTGTTAATTTCTACGTTTGGTCCTGTCATGTACGGCAATCACACCGCCAGAGGTAAGCACAAGTGGGCTTCATTTGTTCCTGCTGACGAACCTTCCCCGGACCCGGTGGACGTAAAGGTTAAGCCAAAACGTGTCACACAGAAGAAGGTACAGCCCGTCGTAAAAGCTACAGGTAATAACAATGTCGCTATAGGTAACTCAACTGTTGCCGTGGGTAACTCAACAGACGCGCATGTGTTTACCATCCGTATACCCAAGCGTCTTGTCTGGGGGGTACTGGTATCTGCGTTGGTAGTCGCTGCGTGGTACGTGGGCAAATCATTCTAATTCGGGCAACTGCCCGAAATCAATCGGGGTGGCGTGGTGTCACCCCACAACAAATGGAGAAATACAATGGCCTTATATTGGCAAAACAGACACCTAATGTCCTTTGATAAAGTGGCGGCACACTACGATGCTATCAAACCGCTGCGTGGTAAACTTGCACCGCACAACGTACGTCCTATCGGGGATCGTGCGAGGAACTGGGAGCGGATCAAAAAGATCAATAACAACTGTTACTTGCTAATGGACGGGTATTACAGTGGTGATGATGTGTTTAGGGGTTGGGGTTACGGTAATAGAGGTAAACCAACCGAAGCAGAAATTATTAATCTTGCACCAATCGTATGGCGTAAGCACAGAGATGGTACGACGACAATCAAGGTGCGTAACGGCACAGGTAAAGGTGCCCACAATGGTCGGTATAGTTTCTTAGACAGACACTTGCCGAACGGTATGCGGTTCATCATTCGTAACGGTAAACACTTTATATCGTTGGGTCACGGCACCACTTACAAGGAATACTATCTTGCTAAGAGTAACACGTTAGCTGCGTGGGCATTGCCTGACGAGAGAAATCAGTGGACCAAAGACTTCACATCCCGTGATGATGGTGTGGCGCTGACGTTTCGTGTTGATGACGACAAAATATCTTTTGTGGATGGCGGTAAGAAGTTGCCTGTTCCGCCCAAGGTACGCGTGGACAAGAAAGCCAAAGCCAAGATGAAGGATGCTATTGCTGAGTTCCGCGAGTGGGCGTTCACCATGTATCCTTTGTTACCTACCAACGACTACGAGTATAACAATCGTATCCGTGAGGAAATACGTAGCGAATTAGGTGGTTACGGATGGGGTGTACTCGGTAGTTTTGGTGGTCACCCAGAAGTTACACGTAAGATAATAAATGACCCTGACCACGGGTTACGTCTGCACCTGATGTACGGGATCATGGGTGAGACTGACTACCATCTGCGTCACACGTTTGACAGTGATGCGGATCATGTGAAGACTGTCAAAGCGCAATTCAACCGTAAAATCAACAAAACCTGTGGTTTTACAAAACAAGTGAGAGGATAAAAAATGTCTATAAGTCATACAACAGTGGACGCCGCCAAAGAATATGCGGCTGAATATATGCGTGAGCGTGGGTGCGTATCGCACGAACAAGATGAGCATGTGAAACCTCAACTGTACGAGTTCGTCCGCGCAATAGAGAAAACGCTACGCGTAAAGACCATACCGCGCTGTGACAAGACAGTACATGTGTACCGCGAGGATGACCTGATGACTATGGGTTACATCGGGTACGGCGACTTTGCAACCAGTGTGCACGGGGGTAACAAGTTTATAGTATGTGCGCGTGGTATTGAGAATATGAAGTATTGTAGCAGTGGAAACCAACACAACATGCGTATGGCGATCCACATGGATACCGCCGTGAAACATGCTAAGAGACATCTTGTATCTTATACTGTGGGTGAGTGCGCTATCGCTTTGGTAGGCGGTGTTACGAAAGAGGTAAACAAGTTCAAGAACACTGTGCGGAACGATTACGACGAAGCCATACAAGCTGTGGGGATAAACACACGCGGCTACGGTTCGAACAAGAAAGCCGCAGGTCGACTTATGGCCGAGCTACGAACTATGGTGCAGTCTGGTCATACGTTTATCGACAAAGAACTTAATGCTGCCGTGCATACTATGTTTGAGCAACAGGAAGAAGCCAACAGGTTCAGAGATCGGGCTGTTCCTATGGACTTTGTGAACATTGCCGAGCGATGGGGTAAACAAGTGGTTAACTTTGCGCGTATCAAAGATGTGACTAGAAGTTACCATCCCGAAATAGAGATGGCGCGGTCTTACGAACCAGACGAACTGTCGGAAGATATGCAACACAAGTGCGCTGCTATGAGTATGTGTGAGGATGGTCACTTCGTAGAGGGTGTGGGATACAAAGTAAATGCCCATACGTTTTACCTCTACGTGTGAGGTGTTACACTGTGACACCAACCAATGACATCACTTACAACATACAGATACACCATACCACCAAAACTGTCCAAGTGGCATGTATAGGTATGAATTGTGTTGACGCAGACTTAAAAGGCTATTATATGTCTGTAGACGATCTACCGCCATGGGTGCAGTACAGATTGTCTGTGCTTATGATGTTGGACGTACCACCTCCTCTTACCGATGTGGATGGAGTGGGTAGTAGACTAGGGCCATATACTTATTGGGTCTACAAATAAATTCGGGCAACTGCCCGAAACGGCGAGGGGTCACGGCTCCTCGCTACTGGTATCAATGGAGAACGACAATGACACCCGAAGCAAAAGTTAAAAAGAAAGTGGTGGCTATGCTGAAAGAAGCAGGTGCGTACTACTTTTACCCTGTAACAGGTGGTTACGGGCGTAGTGGTGTACCCGACATCATAGCGTGTCTTGGCGGTAAATTTATAGGTATTGAATGTAAAGCGGGTAAGAATAAACCTACACCGCTGCAAGAAAAAAACCTGAAGGAAATACTGGGAGCAGGGGGCGTGGCTTTGGTTATCAACGAAACCAACATGGACCTAGCTGCCCGTATACTGAAGGATGTTAAAAGTTAATAACCCAAGCTGTGAGTGGGTTGCGGGTTTATGGATATTGTCCCGCGAAAACCACAGCAGTACGAGCAGCACCCTCCATACCTTTCTTGTAGTGTTGTGATCGTACCGAAGAAACCGCGTCATGGTTAGCCCCTGTGCACCACACAGGGCACCACTTTAACAATGGAGGAACCTATGGGTGACGAGCAGCTATCTACGTTTCAAGAAGCAAACCTAAAATGGTTGAAGCGACAGGTTGATAACTTACAGGATGAACAGCACCGTGCGGACGCGCGGCCCCGCGTAAAACAGGAACTTTGGGCTGCGCGTGAGGAGCTTGATAACTATGTCAAAACGCTGCGTGACCACGGTATAAAAATATGAATGAATACGAGCGTATAAAATACGAGGAGTTGTATCGACAGGCGTGGGAGCAACAGGTCAAAAAAGACAGGAAAGAAAATCCACGGTTGGTATACAACACTCGGTACATAAACAACACCGTGAATAGAGAGAACGGTGCTAAAGGTGGCAGACCCAAGAAAGGAGAAAACAAATTAAAATTGACGAAGGACGCTGAAGTGCTGAACCGCATGTTGCAGCGTAAAATGACGTTGGGAGACGCCGCAGAAATAATGGGCATAAGCCGAAAATGGGCGTCAACATTAAAAAATAAATACGATTTGCCAAGATAGGAGAACGGCATGGCTAAGAAAGGATCACCGTACGCGGATAGGATATGGGCGTACAAGGTAGAAAACCCTACAGCGAAAGCTAGGGAAATCGCAGACGCAACTAACACGTCTTATGGGTACGTTCATAGACTTCTAAAGAAGATCGGCACACCAGACGAAGTGTTTGAAAAGGAAGCACGTAGGGTTACGCGTGGGCAGGTGCTAGATACCGCCAAAGAATATGTGACCAAAGATCGTGCGGCTGACCATGGCAACATGGAAGATAACTTCAGCACCATAGGCAAGTATTGGTCGGTGCATCTAGGTGTGGACGTAAGCGCCACAGATGTAGCTGTGATGATGACGCTGTTGAAAGCTGCGCGTATAAAGTCGAACCCGTCACATCCAGACAACTGGGTAGACGCATGTGGTTACATGGCATGTGGTGGCGAGATAGTGGGTAAGGTCTGATGGACCTTATTACGGTAGATTTTGAAACCTATTACGACAGGGATTATTCTCTGTCTAAGTTAACAACAGAAGCCTACGTCCGTGATCCTCGTTTTGAGGTGATCGGCGTGGCTGTCAAAGTAAATGATGGGGAAACGGAGTGGGCTAGTGGAACGCATGAACAACTTAAACGATACCTTGAAGCCTTCCACTGGGAAGAAGCTATGGTACTTTGCCATAATACTATGTTTGATGGTGCCATTCTTAATTGGCGTTTTGGTATTTGTCCTCGGATGTATACCGATACTTTGTGTATCGCCCGTGCTTTACATGGGACTGAAGCTCGCGCAAGTCTCGCGGCGTTATCTGAAAGATACAATCTCGGCATTAAAGGGACGGAGGTCGTACGTGCACTCGGCAAACGGCGTGGAGATTTTGGACCCGTAGATTTAGCGGAGTACGGCGACTACTGCATCAATGATGTAGACCTCACCTATAAACTTTTTAGCAGGATGGCCCGACAGTTCCCTAAGCAGGAACTACGTTTGATAGACGCTACCCTGCGTATGTTTACCGAACCTACCTTGGATTTAGATCGTGAGTTGTTGCAGTCGCACCTTCAAGATGTGAAAGATCGCAAGACCAAACTGCTATCTGATGCGGGGGTAGAAGATAAGAAAGACCTTATGTCCAACCCGAAGTTCGCGGAGTTGCTGAAAGGGTTTGGGGTCAAGCCCCCGATGAAGACGAGCCTGACCACGGGCAAAGAAACATTCGCGTTTGCCAAGAATGACGAAGCGTTCAAACATTTGTTAGAACATGAGGATGATCGTGTGCAGTCGTTAGTAGCGGCACGTCTTGGTAGTAAGTCTACGTTAGAAGAAACACGTACCCAAAGGTTTATCGACATTTCAGACCGTGGGCTTCTGCCCGTTCCTGTAAGATATTACGCTGCGCATACTGGACGGTGGGGTGGCGATGATAAGATCAACCTGCAAAACCTACCGAGCCGTGGACCAAACGGTAAGAAGCTAAAGCAAAGCCTTATCGCACCCGAAGGACATTCTCTGATAGACTGCGACAGTTCCCAGATCGAAGCGCGTGTATTGGCGTGGCTTGCAGGGCAAAATGATTTGACCAAACAGTTCGCGGGTGGCGAGGACGTTTATAAGTATATGGCGTCCAGTATCTATAACGTGCCAGTAGATGGGGTAAGCAAAGACCAGAGGTTTGTAGGTAAGACTACCATTCTTGGCGCAGGTTACGGTATGGGTGCAGTCAAGTTCCAAGCACAGCTACAGGGCATGGGCGTCTACATAGAGTTGGAAGAAGCACGGCGCATCATACAAGTATACCGCGATGCCAACGGCGCAATCAGTTCCTTGTGGCGAGCCGCGAACAACATGGTGCAGCACATGCAGCGTGGGGATAGTCTAAACTTTGGGCGTGAAGGCGTGTTAAAAGTGGACGCATCTACCAGCTCAATAATTTTACCTTCTGGCCTACCTATGTTTTATCATGGGTTAGTCGCAGAGCAGGGCGAACGTGGCCCCGAGTACACATACAAAACGCGCAGAGGCGCAAAGCGTATATACGGCGGTAAGGTGGTGGAGAACGTGTGCCAAGCTATTGCACGTTGTATCATAGGACATCA